AAAGCAGACAGCAGATGTTACGGCATGTGCTACCTTAAGAACAGGCGATCAGGATTTTCTTTCATGGCTTCCGGCGAGACCGTTAACCAAGCAACAATATCTTCGGATGCTCGATTTGGTATATTGTCCAAATCTGGGCCCGATGCAAAGAAGATGTTTACAGACAAGGTTGTACCAATATCGGTTAACTATCCATTCTTCTTTAAACCAATCCAGGATGGGATGGACCGTCCAAAAACAGAACTCGCATACAGGGTTCCCGCCTCAAAATTCACAAGAAGGAAACTTGACTCCAACGCGGTACCAGAAGAAATCGTTGGCCTTGACACCACGGTTGACTGGAAAAACACGGGTGACAACTCGTACGATGGCGAAAAACTAAAGCTGTTAGTTCATGATGAAAGTGGTAAGTGGGAAAGACCTACAAATATACTTAATAACTGGCGAGTAACTAAAACTTGCTTAAGACTAGGTAGTAGAGTTATTGGCAAGTGCATGATGGGATCAACATCAAACGCTTTAGACAAAGGAGGTAAAAACTTTAAAAAATTATACGATAGTTCTGACGTAGCAAATAGGAACAAAAATGGTCAAACAAAAAGCGGTCTATATAAACTGTTTATTCCAATGGAATGGAATTACGAGGGATTTATAAACCAGTACGGTTGGCCTGTATTTGAAACGCCTAAGAAAGAAACAGTGGGTCCTCACGGAAGCGCAATAGAGGAGGGGGTTATAAATCATTGGGAAAATGAAGTTGAAGGTCTAAAGGACGATCCCGATGCGTTAAACGAATACTACCGTCAATTTCCAAGAACAGAGCAGCACGCATTCAGAGATGAATCAAAGCAATCTATATTTAACTTAACAAAAATATATCAACAGATAGATTATAACGAAGAGTTAAGAAATAACACGATGGTTACACAAGGTAACTTCCAATGGAAAAATGGTATCAAAGATACCGAGGTGATGTTTTATCCTAATAAAGACGGTAGATTTTATATTACATGGGTGCCGGATCAACAGCAACAAAACAATATAATAATAAAGAATGGTATTAAATATCCAGGTAACGAACACATGGGTGCCTTTGGTTGCGATAGCTACGATATTAGTGGTGTCGTTGGTGGCGGTGGCTCTAACGGAGCTTTACATGGATTAACTAAATTTTCAATGGAGGACGTACCTCCTAATCATTTCTTTTTAGAGTATATCGCAAGACCAGCAACAGCTGAAATGTTTTTTGAAGATGTATTAATGGCTATGGTGTTTTACGGCATGCCTATACTTGCAGAAAACAATAAGCCAAGATTACTTTATTATATAAAAAGAAGAGGGTATAGAGGATTTAGCATCAATAGGCCAGATAAAACATATAATAAATTATCAGTGGCAGAAAAAGAAGTGGGGGGAATACCTAACTCAAGTGAAGATATAAAACAAGCGCATGCATCCGCAATTGAAACATATATAGAGGATTTTGTAGGGGAAAAAGTAGATGGTTACGGGGATGTCTATTTGCAAAGAACATTGCAAGACTGGGCTAAGTTTGATATAAACAATAGAACAAAACATGATGCATCAATAAGCTCGGGATTAGCTTTAATGGCTTGTAATAAGCACAGGTACACACCTAGGGCTGCTGCGCAAAAAAAGGTGTATACTTTAGGATTTAAAAAATATAATAACGAGGGAGCTACTTCAAAAATAATATAATAAATGAATGTAAGTACAAATACTAATAGCCCATTTCCTGATCAGGTAGTAAGTGACGCTGAAAAAGCTACACTAGATTACGGATTGCAAGTGTCAAGAGCTATTGAGCAGGAGTGGTTTAACTATGGCGGTGCCGGGTCAAACAGATATTCCCTTAATTGGAATAACTTTCATAACCTAAGGCTTTACGCTAGAGGAGAACAGAGCGTGCAAAAGTACAAAGATGAATTAGCTATTAACGGCGATTTGTCTTATCTTAATTTAGATTGGAAGCCGGTTCCAATACTTTCAAAGTTTTCAAATATTGTTGCTAATGGTATTACGCAGAAGCAATACGATATAACATCTTATGCACAAGACCCTCAGTCTTTAAAGAAAAGAACAGACTACGCGGACAATATATTATTTGATATGAACACCCGCGAAGAGCGAGCAATGGCCTCTGAATTAATAGATGTATCTTATAAAAAATCCCCTTTGCCTGAAGGAGCTTTACCTGATTCTTTGGAAGAAAGAGATTTACACATGCAGCTAGCCTACAAACCTGCTATAGAAATTGCAGAAGAAGAAGCAATTAACACTGTGCTTGCTACTAATGAATACGACTTAATAAAAGCAAGAGTTAATCAAGATTTAGTCAATATTGGAATAGGTATTACTAAGACTAGCTTTAATCCTGCGGAAGGGATTGTTGTTGATTATGTTGATCCAGCTTACTGCGTTTGGTCGTATACAGAAGATCCAAACTTTGATGACATATATTACGTAGGTGAAGTCAAATCCATAACAATACCAGAACTTAAAAAAGAATTTCCTAATATATCTAATGAAGAATTAGAGCGAATTCAAAAATACCCAGGAAATCGTAGAATGATTCGCGGTTTTGAAAATTACGATTATAATACTGTACAGATATTATACTTTGAATACAAGACATACACTGATCAAGTATTTAAGATAAAAAAGACAGATAGCGGTTTAGAAAAAGCAATTGAAAAAACAGATATGTTTAATCCGCCGCCTAACGATAATTTTGATAGAGTGTCAAGATCAATTGAGGTATTATATGGGGGAGCAAAAGTAATCGGCACGGATATTATGCTTAAATGGGAAATGTCTGAAAATATGACTAGACCATTAGCTGACACTACTAGAGTTGAAATGAGCTATTCTATGTGCGCTCCTAGAATGTATAAAGGAGTTATACAGTCGCTTATAAGCAAATGTATTGGATTTGCTGATGTTATACAATTGACGCATTTAAAAATTCAGCAAGTGCTATCTAGAATGGTTCCTGATGGCGTGTTCTTAGATGTCGACGGCTTAGCCGAAGTTGATTTAGGCAATGGCACAAATTATAATCCCCAAGAAGCATTGAATATGTATTTCCAAACGGGGTCTGTTGTTGGTAGATCAATGACGCAGGAAGGAGATATGAACAGAGGCAAAGTGCCTATACAGGAATTATCTAGCTCATCAGGGATAGGCAAAATACAAGCACTAATTACTGCATACAATTACAATATGCAAATGATTAGAGATGTAACTGGTTTAAATGAAGCACGCGACGGCAGTATGCCCGACGCAAATGCTTTGGTAGGATTGCAAAAAATGGCGGCGAACACGTCTAACACTGCTACCAAGCATATACAGGAAGCTAGTATTCAACTAACATTAAGTACCTGCGAAAATATTTCTTTAAAGATAGCAGATGTATTAAACTTCCCACTGACTAAAAACTCATTAATGAATAGTATATCTACTTTTAATGTAGAAACTTTAAGGGAAGTAGAAAATCTTAATCTTCATGATTTTGGTATATTTTTAGAAATGGAGCCAGACGATGAAGAAAAAGCCGAGCTTCAAAAAAAAATATACAGATTGCTTTGCAAACAAAAGAGATTGATATTGAAGATTCAATAGATATTAGCCAGATTAAAAACCTTAAGTTGGCTAATGAAATGCTAAAACTTAAGCGTAAAAAGAAAAAAGAAAGAGAGCAGGCTTTGGTTCAGCAAAATATTCAGGCTCAGGCTCAAGCAAATGCGCAGTCTGCCGAAAAAGCAGCAATGGCTGAGGTCCAAAAGCAACAAGCACTAACGGCTGAAAAAGTTGCAATAGAACAAGCTAAATCAAACTTTGAAATGCAAAGAATGCAAACCGAAGCACAGATTAAAAAAGAATTAATGGCTACGGAATTTCAATACAACTTGCAGCTCGCGCAAATGAAAGCTCAAGAAACAAAAGCTAAAGACGCGCAAATAGAGGATCGCAAGGACAAAAGAATTGAGAAAGAAGGTACGCAACAAAGCCAGCTAATAGAGCAAAGACAAACGCAAGGATTGCCTAAGGATTTTGAGTCAGCCGGGAATGACAACTTAGGGGGATTTGATTTATCGCAGTTTGAGCCCCAATAAATAAGTATTTAATAATTATATAATATCATATCATGAGTGAAAAAACAGAAGGATCTTTTAAGATCAAATCTAAACCTAAGCTAACAGACGAACAGTTAGCCGCTAAAAATAAAGAGCCATTAATAGAGGTTCCAAGTAACGTAACAAAAGTAGTAATACCTAAAGAAGATGCACCTGCCGAGGATACGCTTTTAAAAGAAGCAGAAGAAGGAGACGGTGTTATAAAAGAAATAGTTGGCGACAAACCTATTGAACCAACAGCAGCACCAGCTGTGCCAGATGTGCCGGTTGCGCCGGCTGTAGAGTTGCCGGAGAATGTTACAAAGCTAGTGTCATTTATGGAGGAAACAGGGGGCACAATGCAGGATTACATGCGATTAAATACTAATTACGACGATGTGGATCGTGACGTATTGGTAAAAGAATATTACAAAAACACTAAATCTCACCTAAGTGCGGAGGAAATTGATTTCATGATCGATGACAATTTTGCATTTGATGAGGATATAGATGCGGAGCGAGACATCCGAAGAAAAAAACTCGCATACAAAGAAGAGGTTGCAAAAGCCCGTAAGTTTTTAAATGATACTAAAGATAAGTATTATGATGAGATCAAGTTGAACTCACCTAAGTTATCTAGAAATCAGCAAGAAGCTTCGGACTTTTTTAATCGATATAAAGAGGACCAGGAAAGAAACGTCGCTAATCACGAAAAGTTTAAAGCCAATACTAACCAATTACTTAATGAAGATTTCGAAGGTTTCGATTTCAACTTAGGTGATAAAAAGTTTAGATATGGTATACAAAACGTTTCGCAGGTAGCAGAAAAGCAATCAGACATCAGCAATTTTATAGGGAAGTTCCTTGGCAAAGATGGCATGATTGAAGATACCGCAGGGTATCACAAAGCGTTATATGCAGGTGCAAATGCTGATAAGATAGCAAATCACTTTTACGAACAAGGTAAAGCTGACGCAATTAGAGATGTTGTAAACAAATCTAACAATACGTCTAGCTCTGCTAGAAAAGCAGCTCCTACAGGGGCGGCCAAGTTTGGTGCATATACCGTAAAATCAGTTTCTGGAGCGGACTCATCAAAACTAAAAATCAAAAAATTTAAAAATTATTAAAAATGGCAAGTACATTAACACCACAATTTGGGAGTTTAATCCCAACACAAGTACCACAATTGTTACAAAGTAACTATTTACAGTGGAATGACAACGGAGGAGCAGCAGGTATCCCAGGAAACTTTGCAGACTTCGCACAGCAGTATTTACCAGAAATCTACGAGTCTGAAGTAGAGCGTTATGGAAACAGAACGTTATCTGGATTTTTAAACATGGTTGGCGCTGAAATGCCAATGACATCTGACCAAGTAATTTGGTCTGAGCAAAATCGCTTACATATCTCTTACGAGGGAGTTACATTCGCAGCTTTTGCAGCAGGTACAAACACAATGACTATACCAGCTACAGCAGGAGTGACTAACGTTATTTCTACGAATGACACCATTGTAATTATAGAGCCAGGTACAGGGAAAGAAGCTAAAGCTATAGTTACTGACTCAGGAGCTATGCCAGGTTCAGCTCTAGCAGCAGGTCAAATTAAAGTTACAGCTTTCCAAGGCGTTGGTCTTGAAAATGCAGCAATTGGAATGACTGCCGGTGGAGGTGGAGACGTAAAAATATTTGTTTACGGATCTGATTATGCTAAAGGGTCTAACCCAACTAGAGTAAGCGTAGAGCCTGTAATGACTCAGTACTCAAACTCTCCTGTTATTATTAGAAACCAATATGTTGTGTCTGGATCAGATACTGCGCAGATTGGATGGGTGAATGTAGCAACAGAGGACGGAACTGATGGATACCTATGGTATTTAAAAGCAGAATCTGAAACTCGTTTACGTTTCAACGATTACCTAGAAATGGCGATGGTAGAAGGTGAGAAAAATGCTATTGCAGCTACTGAGCTTACGCAGCCAGGAACTCAAGGGCTATTCGCAGCTATCCAGGAAAGAGGTAATGTAAATGTTGGATTTACTGCAGCAGCAGGTTTAGCTGATTTTGATGCAATTCTTAAAAACCTAGATACTCAAGGGGCTATTGAAGAAAACATGTTGTTTTTACAACGTCAGACTTCTCTTGACTTTGATGATATGCTAGCAGCAATTTCTAGTGGACAAACTGGTGGTGTTGCTTACGGTTTATTTGAAAACTCTGAAGACATGGCGCTTAACTTAGGATTCTCAGGATTCCGTAGAGGATCTTACGATTTCTATAAGACTGACTGGAAGTATCTAAACGATGCGTCTACTCGTGGAGCTATTGTTACAGCTGCGGGTGATAAGAATCCTATCGAAGGAGTTTTAGTACCGGCTGGAACATCAACTGTTTACGATCAAGTATTGGGAACTAACATCAGACGTCCATTCTTGCACGTACGATACAGAGCTTCTCAGACTGATGACCGTAGAATGAAATCTTGGTTAACAGGATCTGTTGGTGGAGCGAGCAACTCAACTCTTGATGCAATGGAAGTAAACTTCCTATCTGAAAGATGTTTAGTGACTCAAGGAGCTAACAACTTTGTATTATTCAAAGGAGCATAATTGCTCAAATTAATGTAGAGATAAGGGTGCCTTCGGGCACTCTTACTTTACTTTTTAATTATTTAATTATATTATATCATGGCAAATAAAAAACAAACAGCTAAAAAAGTTGTTAAAGAAGAAGAAGTTATTCAAGAAGTGGTAACTTCTGTAGAGGAAACAAAACCTCAAGAAAAAGTTGTTTCAACAAAAAGTGAACCAGCTAAACCAGAATGGGAAATCAAAGACAGAATGTATTATTTAATAGGTAGATATACGCCTTTAACTTATACAATACCAGGAAAACATACGCGAAAGCATCCTCTGTTGTATTTTGATCCTATAAAAAAAGAACAAAAAGAAATTAGGTATGCTACCAACCACTCTTCTCCGTTTAGAAAAGAGCAAGAAGGGGAGGCTACTTTAGGGCATATAATATTTAAAGACGGAAGTCTACAGGTTCCTAAAGAAAGGCAAAATCTTCAAAAGTTACTTTCATTATACCATCCAATGAAGGGCAATAAGTACGAGGAATTTGACGCAGTAGAAGAAGCCTACGATGATCTAGAATTACTAGATATGCAAACAGATGCTGCTGTATTCGCAAGAGAAATGGATATAGACGACGCTGAAGCAATACTACGCGTTGAGATGGGTACGGCTGTAAATAAATTGTCTTCTAAAGAAATAAAAAGAGACTTACGATTATTTGCTAGAAACAATCCATATTTATTCTTAGAACTAGCGCAAGACGAAAATGTAGGCCTTAGAAATACAGCTATTAAAGCCACAGAAGCAGGCATCATTACGCTATCTCAAGACCAAAGAACATTTTCTTGGACTTCTAACGGAAGAAAGCTAATGAATGTGCCATTTGACGAAAATCCATATTCAGCAATGGCGGCTTATTTTAAGACCGACGAAGGCGGGGAAGTATTTAGATCTATAGAAAAAAGAATTAATTAGTAGTTTATTAAAAAACTACGTGATTATATTATAGATGGTCAATTAATTTTAGCCGGCTTCATCACTGGGGCCGGTTAATATTTATAATAAAAAGAAATAAAATGGC